ACCTGGACGCTGACCTTCGTCGTGATGGCGAACTGGTTCACGCCCTTGTAGATGTCTCGATCCGTCTCGATCCGGATGTCTCTCCCGATCCCGAGAATGAGGTTCTGGTAGTCGGCCAGCATGATCTGCGCGCCGGACTTGTAGGTGATCTTGAACGTCCCACCCGCGGCCATCGCGCCGCCGCCGACGGAGGTCACGGTCCCCGCGGTCCGATCGACCGTGTAGTCCGTGGTCTCGAGGAGCGGAGTCACCGGAGAAGCACCGAGAGTGGAGGGGACGATGGTCATCTCCGTCCCGATATGATTGTAGCGCAGGGCCACGGTCACCGGCGCGGCGCCGAAGACCTTGTGCTCGACCACGCGGGGATCCGGCTCGAGGAGCGGGACCGGAATCATGGGGACCCCGTAGACCGGGATGCTCCCCGAAGAGGTGAGGGCGGCATCGCCCTGAGCGGTCGCGCGCGAGGAGACCTTCTCCCTCCAGTTCTGCTCGAGGTCGAGGGCCAGGAGGAGACGAAGGTTGCGCCGCGTCCGACGGAACTTCACCGGCATCTTCTTGATCATGCCGGAGAAGACCTTGGATGAGAGGTTGGCACCGTCCGCGTCGTAGACGTTTCCGGAGTCCAGGAGTCGGAGCCAGCCGTCGAAGAGCGCGATGAAGCTGTCTTTTATGACCTGGGTGCTCGAACCGCCGTCAATGAGGTCGGCCTCGATCCGGGCCGGGCCGAGGACGTCGCCGTTGATGAAGACCTCCTCGAGGTCATTCGCGGTCTGCGTGGCCATGAGGCGCACGATCGTGTCCTCGACGGCCTCCCCCTCGATGTTCAGCTCCGCAAAGTTGTCGGAGATCTCGAAGGGCGTCATGACGTCACGCGGGGTCAGGGTCACCTTGGAGGTGCTCACGCCGCGGCGCAGACCGGGGTCCTTTGCCTCCTCCTTGGGAACGGAGACGCGCTGACCCACGCCGATCTTGTCGATCTGCATGTTCTCGTTGCGGAAGCGGACCACGCGGACCGAACCCTTGAGCTCGGTCACGTCGATCACGAAGTCGATGAAGGCGTTCGCCTGCATGTCGTTCAACTTCCCCGCCGTGGCAATGTCCGCCGCGGTGATTATTGCTTTCTGAACAAGTTCCTCATTCGTCATTTTGAAATCCTCCTGAATGCCGGCGTCCTTCCGGTCTCGCCGGACGTTAAATTTGCCCGATGACCTCGTCGGCCGTTAGGCGTTGCTTCGTTTGTTTGCGCGCTGAACCACGTTGTGAACCGCGCTCCCCGCCCACTTGCTCTTCTGGGTCTGAACCGCACCGTCCGCGGGCTTCGCCGTCGCGTCCGGAACGCTCTCGCCCTTGGCCACCGCGCGAAGCGTCTCCAGCTTCCCGATGGCCTCGCTCTGAGCGTCGACCTTCTTCTTGACCTCATCGAGACCGTCCGAAACGGCTTTCTTGATGAGTTCCGGGAGACCCTCGAGCCGTTTACTCACGGCCGCGTCCACGGCGGTCTCCACCGCCTTCTGGACCTCCGCCTGCGGAGCCGGCGTTGCGCTCACTGCGGGGGTTGAGGTCGCGTTCACAGTTGGCGCCGGGGTGGGGTCTGCGTTAGGCGGATTCACCGCCGGAGCGGGTTGATTTTTGATCTCGGTCTGAGTCGGCGCTGGCGTCGACTTGGCGGTCTCCGTCTGTGCCGCCGCGTTCTTCTCTTCTTTACTCATGTTACTCCTCCGTTTAATGATGAAAAATTCCTCCTCGTTGGCAGCAGCGTCCACAACGGACACCTCCTCGACGCGGAGGTCAACGAAACGATTCTTGACAGGATCTCCCTCTGCCTTCATGAAATGCACTGGCGCCCGCTTCTCCGCGCGCGCCTCCGTCTCCTCACCGTTCTCCACGGGCACCCGGCGGGCAAAACCGCCGATGGAGAGTCCGTTCAACTTCTTGGTTCGGACGCGATTCACAATGTCCGGGTCGTCCGAGAACAGCTCCTGGTACCACGTGTCCTTCGCGATCTTCTTCGCACCCCCATCCGGGAGTGGAAAGTCAAAGTCAATCGGGGCGATGACGTTCTGGATGATCTTGATCTTGTCCGAAACGTCTTTCTTATGCATGAAGCCAACGGTCTGAAAGTCCCGCATGAACCGCTCGTTGGCCCGCCGGATCTCCTCCGCGGAAGTCACGTCACCCTCGACATCCGGGACCTCGGGCTTCATGACGATCCCAAACATCCGGACCACCTTCTCCGGGTCCTCCCCATCCTCCGCCTTCCGAACCAGCAGCTCCCCGCGCTTAGTCACCTCCGCGGGTGCCGCCTTGGAGAGCTGGTCCTTCAGGTCCCCTGGGAGGAGGGCGTCTAAGGGATCGTTGGGGTCAAAGGATGGCTCGATCCCAAACTTCAGCTCTGCGCGGATGATCCGCTCGTGGATGATCTGCTTCGACTTCTCCTGCTCATATACGTCCGCGTTCTGCTTGAACCGGACCCGAGCGTTGGCCGCATTGGCCTCCGTGTGGACCGGGTACTTGAGGTTGACCGGGTCCGCGTAGTCGTTCTCGTCCGCGGGTCCACCGCTTGGAAAGGTCAGGTTCTCACCCTTCCCCTCGAGCGCCTCGATCCCCCACTTCCGGCTCCGGGCCGCCTGCGCGTTTCGCTTCTCCTCATTACTGGCGCCCGCGTCCGGGACCGCGCGAGTCACCGGGACCGACGCTGCGTCTCGGCGCGTCCCGACAATGGCGGAGACGTCTCGGGTGATCTTCTCTCGGTGGAGGGTCGTGGGCTCGAACTCCGACTCCGGGAGAACTTCGACGGTGATCACGTCCGCCCGGACCTTGATCTCCCGCGGCGTCATCCCGTGATTCTCCGACCAGGCCCGCGCCGCCGGCGCCTGCTTGAATTTGTCCACCGCGAACTCCAGGTCGTGCACGTTCCCGACCGTGAGGTTCAGCGGGAGCAGCAGGGCGTCGCCCCGAGCCACCGATTCGTCGCGTTTGCTCATCTTCTCCTCCTTCAGACGTCCCACGACGCCTTTGACGCCGTCGGTTATGTCAATCGTACGGAACGAACTGTCGATAAAGTCACCCGGCTCTCGCTGTCGAAATCGCCAGCTGTCCTCGGTCTCGTCCGGCGCATCGGGTTTAACCACAAAGTCATGATCCCGCACCCACTTAGTGGCCTCCGCCTTGGTGGGGAAGGTCTCCTTTGATAGGATGAGGGTCTGCATTATCATCTGCTTTTCCACGTTCACCTCAATCTGGAGTGATCACGCTTCGACACCACCCGTGAAGTGGTGGCCAAATGATCCCGGAGTCCGTGAGCGCCTTCGAAGCGGCCGCACCGTCCCGGTCCCCAATGATGCCGCGGATCTCGTCCGCGGTCCTCCAACCCGCCAACTCCTTCACGGCCTCCGGGTCGTCCGCTCCGTTTACCCGCTCCATCAGGTCGATCCCGTCATTAACGACGAAGACGCGGTCGTGAAGAATCCGGCAGTTGTGAACAACTACCCCCTCGGCCACGTAGGTCGGATCACCGTCCACCGAGAGGTTAAAGGAGACGTCTACGACGCGGAGCGGAGCGTTTGAGACAACGCGGACGGTTCCAGCAGCCCGCGCAAGATACTCCGCAGGATCCGCTTCTCCGCGTCCGGTGCCTGAGTGTCCTCCTCCGAGATCCGCATGAGTCGAATCCCGGCCCGACGCGCCGCCTCCTCCTTGGCTTCTTCCCGCTCCCGCGCGTCCTCCCGGGAGTGCCAGTACGTCCCATCCACCTCGATCCCCAGTGAGAGCGCCGGAACGAAGAAGTCCAGGAAGAGGCTCCCCAGCGGCTCCTCCGCGCGGAACTCCAGCTCCGCCTCCTCGAGGACCGCTCGAACGAACATCTCCGGCCGCGTTGACGTCCTCCGGGAGTGGTAACAGTGACGGGAACAGAAGCGCCTTGGAATCCCTCCGCTCGTCAACTTTGCCTCGAACTCTAACCCGCATGTCTCGCAGATAATCAGTCCGCGCCGCTTCCGACACTCGTTGGAGCAATGACGACGCGCTTTCCCGATGAGGTGCTCCAGCGGGCGAACCCTGAACGTCTTCCCGCACGTCTCGCAGATCCGATCGAGCGCCTCTGATGGGAGCCCCCGGCAGAAAAATTTGCGGCGGCATATAGTGCTGCAGGTTAGTCCCCCGCCACGCTCCACAAGAGTCCGGTACGGGTAGAAAGTCTCCCCGCACTGCAGACACTTCCGCGCAACTCGCTTCTCCGCCCCCTTGAAGGCGTGGTAACATCCCGGTCCGCAGAATCGCGGATCTAGTCGTCCGTTCTTTGGAAGATACCCAAACGACTTCCCGCAAAATTGGCAAACTCCTTTGAGTCTTTTCTTGCGCCGCAAGATCCTCTCCAATCTTCAGATCCTCCGCGCGACGCCATCCTCGCGCCGTAAGGAACCGATGATTAGATGTTACCGTAACCGTACGACCGGACGTTAGCGTTATGACCCTCCAGTCCTCCGCTTCATTTAACCAGGTCTTTAATACCCTCCTTTGCGCTCCAAGCCCGGAAATAACGGTATCTCCAACCCGAATCTCCGAGATGTCCCGCTCCCCATCCGCGCAGAGTACCCGCGTCCCCGCGCGGAAACATTGTTCGGAGGTTCGTTCGTCTAAGGTGGCCTCGAAGCGATAGCGCGTGAACCCGCCGTCCCGGATCCCATACAGCGCGCTAGCGGTGCTCTGCCGACATCTCACCGCCCCGGCGAGCATCTGAAAGTAGGACTCCTTGCTCCCGTTCCACGTCTTTGGCACCTCCACCGCGGGAAAGGTCCGGTCGATCACACCTTGCATGATCCTCCCCACCTCCGCACGTCCCAGACCGCGCTCCAACATCTCCCGTCGAACCGTTCCTAGGATGGTCTTCGAGAGGTGGTCGTTCCAGAGTCGTCCAATCCACCAGAGTTGATCCTGAGTGCTTGCGGTAATGGCACCCCGATCCGCCTGAGACAGGTTGGCGGAGATCTGAGCGGCCGCCCGCGGATTGGGGGGTCTCCCGGTCTTGGGGTCTCCCGTCCGCGCGCTACTCTTCACCCGTCCGCGCGCCAGGAGCGCCGTCGCGGTGAGCGCCACGGTCAAGATCTTCCGCGCCGAGGACGTGTCCCGGGTGTCCAGTTTGTCACCAATCTCCCCAATGACCCCACTCACCTCCGCCTCAGTCACCTCGTCCACCGGAAGCCCCGCAAGTGCCTCCGCCGCCGCCGGTTCGTAGTCCCCCGTCCAGTCCGCGTCGAGATCCACCGCCAGATTCTGCTCGATTGCGCGGTCCCGCGCGTCCTCCCTCAGGATCGGCTCCCCAATCTCCTCCGAGACCACGTCCGCCAGGGTGATGAGTTCCCCATGAGACAGCCCCGCAAGAAATTCCGGAGTCACCCCGGCGGCAGTCCGCGCGTCCAACTTCATGTCAATCCTCCTCTAATTCCGGCGGATCCGTGAGATCGAGCGCCGACGGGACAAAACCACCAAACCGACGCGCCGCCTCCTCCCGGATCATACCCGCAAGTCGGTTGAAGACGTCCTCCGGCGCCCCGTCAACGGACTCAAAGGCCGGTTCCAGGGAGCG